TTTGTCAGGACGCATTCTTCTTGTGCCTCTAACATCAACAACCTGTGCTTCCATAGGATCAGTTGCTTGAATTTCGATACCACCATTTTTATAACCATCTTTATTCAACCCTGATTCTTTTGTAACTTTAGGTTCTTTAACTTTTTTATCCATAGTTTACTCCTTAAGTTGATTTATACCTATTTTTTCGGAAAGTTTCTACCGAAATCGTGAATTTTGCTTGCATCAGACATCTGTTGTTTAGCTAATGACACACCAGCACGTAGATTAGCTAGTTGTTCGTTCTGTTCTAGCTTCGCTTCTTGGTTTTCTTGGTTCATCATTGCCTTCATTTTGTCTAAATTCAATCTTTCTTGACCTTCTTCTTCTTTTCTTTCGTTTTCCATCGCTCGTAGGTCAACTTCTCTTGATTTTATCTTCAATAATGGGTCACCAGCGAACTCACCAGTGATTTTTTCTTCTTCTTTAGCGTAATCTTCTTGCATTTCAGCTACTAACTGCGCTTTTCTAGCTTCAATTTGGTTAGTTATCTGTTGCACACGCTGTTGTTGCTGCATAACTTGTGGATTTTGCATCATACCAGCCATCATAGCAGGATTTATAGCTCCCATTTGTTGTTGAATCATTTGTAATTCTTGTAATTCTTCTACAAATTCTAATTGTACTTGTTCTTGTGCCATTAAACTTATGTGTTCTAGTATATTTTTTTGTATCGACGCCATTACCAGTGGATTATTTTGTACCATATTTAATCTCATAAAGTTTAAGTGAGCATCGATGTGCGCTTTGTGGTCTTGACCAGGGAAAGCTTGAAAAGGTTTTTGTGACATTGCCATAATATGCTCTAGTGCAGGGTCCATCGGTGTTGGTTGTGCCGGTGGTGGCAAAATAGAATTTACATTTTTCACACCCAGCGCGTCATACATAGATCTATACGCTTGATACAGATTATGTATCTGAGGATTTGATTGCGCTAGTTGTAATTGACTTTGAGCCAAACTAATTCTTTGTGTTTGACTAAAGATATTTGGATCAGCAACAGGTAGAATATCTACTCTGTCATCAAAATCTTGTACTTTAATTTCTCGTCTTGCACCAGGTACATCGTAAGGATACACCGGCGGTAAATAAGTTTTAAATACTTCTGCTAATAATTTAAATTCTTGTCTTAAACCTACATACAATCTTTTGTGAATTGCAGACATAACTCTTGAGCCACGTTCTAACAATGCAACTGTAGTTCCAACTGCAGCTTGTTGATTCATATCACCAACTTGCATATCAGAGATCGCTGCAAATCTTTGGCCTGCAGATACTACAACACCCATCAATTGAAGTAATGTTGCATCTGGTCCTTTGAAAGGTAAAGTCATAAACTGATCTTTGATGTTTCCACCAGGAGCATCTACATCTCTAAACTCACCAGGCTGTAAAGGTTGTGCGTCATCTCTAACTCTAATACCACGTGACTTAAATCCAGCAGGTAGGTTTGCTAAAGTTCCTGCATCTAACAATTGTCTCAATGCAGCTGTAGCTGTTCTAGTTAAACCACCAATCATATGGATTAAACCGAAACCATAAAAACCTGTACCAGGTAAAAATTTAAATTGTACAAAATAATTTATTTTGTTTTTCTTTGGATCATCTTGTTTGTAATTTCTTCTAATAGATAAAACTTTGTTTCCTGATTGTGCAACTGTAATAACATATGGAAGTTTAATTCCTGTTGGATTACCGTTTGCATCCATATCTTCATATCCATCTAAATCTAAATTAGTATGTATTTCATACAATACATATTGATCTTCTTGGCCATCTTTAGAAATTCCTTCTAGCTCTAATTTTTTATCTTGTAATTGATTTTCTGTAACAGGTGGATTTCCTAATTCTATATCTCTATAGAATCCTGACACTTGTTGTTTTCTTAATTCGTTTTCAGAAATTTTTATGACGTGTATCACAGCTTCTGCATCTTCTAACGAGTTTGCAGAATAGGGTACAATCAAATCATCTGCCGGTACAAATTTTGACACGGCTCTACCTATAATATCGTCGTAATAAACTTTTTTAAAAGTAGAGCCGGAGAGAGGGAGATAGAATAACATTTGATCAAATTCTGGTTCATACTCTTTCATCTGATCCATAATTTGATAATTCATAAAATCTTTTACACGCTTTGCTTGTTCTTCTTTTGGAACATTAACGTCGCCAAGAATTTGAGTTCTTACTGGTCCATCAGCCGGGAGTAACTCTTTATAAGCCTGCGCTTGAAATTGCGTAACTGCTTCTGCAAGAACCGGGTGATTGACACCACTAGCTCCTTTAAATGGTTCTGTTCGTCTTTCATATTTAAATCCTAAAAGTTCTAGTCCGTTTCGATAGGTATCTTCCCAATCGCCACGAGACTCTTTGTATTCGTTATATTGTTCAACCATCTTAGCACCCAATGGTTCTAAAATTTCGTCACCTAAACTTTCTGCTAGATTACCAAAATGATCTTGGACTGGTTCTACTGCAGTCGGATCAAAAGAAACTTCTGCTCCACCCATTTCATCCATCGCAACCTCAACTGGTCCTGTTGGAGTATCAATAACCTCGGCTTGTTGTTTATTTTCAACTTCGATTATTTCTTCTTGTGGATTTTTGGATTGATTTACATTCGGTAATGGTTTGTCTATTTCAGCCATTTGCTTTCCTATCTTTTTTTGAACAGAGTTTCAACACCTGCACCACTAATATCAGGTATTTCAATTACTGTCAAACTGACTTCACCCCCATCAGCTCGTTTGTTTCGGTTTCTAATAATTTCATTATAGGCATCTATCATTCTTTGTCTTTTGTTCTTGCCTTTACTTTTACCTATTTTTTTCATTGCTTCTGCTTTTCGCATTCTTTCAATTTCATCTGCTCTAGCTATTGCACCCATAGATCCTAATCCTTCATCTTCTAAAGACTTAATTAATTGATCTCTTTTCATCATATCAGTGTATGCAAAAGCTCCTCTATCTGGATCAACCAAACCTACGTTTGCATTCCCTGTGCTAATATCCACTTCTACAAAAATATCAGGTCTGTCTGGGTGTACATATTTTTTAGTTGTTAAAGTAGACTCAATCTCTTTTCCTTCACCTACAACTTTTTTGACTGCTAAGTTAAAAAAGTCCATACCTGAAGTTGCTGCTTGCTCAATACCTTCACGAACGGCACTTGGTTTAAGTACGTTCAAATATTTTTGCATAGCTGGCGTTTTTGCCAATACTCCCAGTGCTTTAAAAAATCCTTGTCTATTCATCTTTGTTAAATAAGTTATATATCATACCCTCTTGGTTTTGATAGTTTTTATATGCATCGTATGCAGATAATCCAGTTCCTAATAATAACCCAGGAAGGCCTAAAAATCTAGAGGCACCTGCAATCATTCTTGGACTCATACCTAGTCTTAAAAATGCACTTGTAGCGCCAGGTCTAGCTTTTCCAACATCGCTTAGATTAAAATAATTTCTCAAACCCTGTGCCATTGTTCTTTTTGGTGCATCTCTAATTACACCTGCACCTCTTGAGAATGGCTCCATAAAAGTTAATCCTAACGCTGGTCCAAGTGGATCTGTTAAAATTTCTGTGGCTGTCTCACCCTCTTCTAATCTTTTTGCAGCCGTAGCTGTTTCATACAAACCAGTTAACGCTGGCGTTCCGATTGTTGTAAGCAAAGGTTTCAATGCACCAGTAATACCTAATGCAGATCTAACTTTACCTCTACCAAGTTCTCTTGCAGCTTTGTAAGCTCCTGGTACTTCTTGTGCAGCGAACCCATAAGATGTACCGGCAGTCACGGCTAGCGGGTTGTCTTTGATAAAATTTAAGATTTGATTTTGGCTCGCGGGTTGATCTGTATTTTCATTTACAATCGCACCAATATTTGAATCATATTTTATTGGTGTGCCTACTTCTGGTTTTTTAACTTCTGGTTTTTTTATTTCTTCGGCACTTAAAACAGAGGGCAATAAAGAAACACCCATCGCAGTTGTAAGTCCTGCACCAATTCTTCCGCCTCTACCTCTAAACAAAGCTTTAAAAAAACTATTATCAGGTGCATTTTTAAAATAATTTATAAGTTGTGCCTGTGTTTTAAAATTTTTTATTTTATTATAATCTTTTTCTACTTCAGGTTCAGGAACAAAATCTAGTGTTCCTTTTTTTTGATTTATTTCATCATTCAAAGTAAAAAAATCTGGGTTATTTTTATCTTTCATATAATTTTCAAAAAGACGATTGTGATATTGAGTGTTTTTAAAAAAATTTTTTATACCTGTAGTTCTAGGACCAAACTCTCCTTCACCTTGTAGTAAAGAAGACTGAGGAGTAACTGCAAAAGCTTTTCCATTTTTATCAAAGTCTACATAACCTATTTCATAACCACCGGTATATTTTTTAACTTTGTTTCTAATATCATTTACTTTTTTTATATATTTTTTATAATCTGCAGGTGTTTGATTGCTTTGAGCATATGCTTCTGCTGCGGTTTTAAGTTGACCATCAAACTGCATTTTAAATTTATTTAAAAAATTACTAGTTCGTTCTCCTACTAAAAAATATTTTTTTGGTAAATTAAATTCTCTAATCAACGCTCTAGGAAGTGCGTGTTCAAACATAGTAGAAGATCTAGTTATTTTTTGAACTGCATTTTCAACATCGTTCATAGATTTAATAGTTTTTTCTGAAAAACCTAAAGCTCTTAATTCTTCTTCTATAAAATCTTGCGCAGGTAAATATTTAATTAAATTTTTTACTTTTTCATTTACTTTAAAACCTTCTGGCAAAGTTTTATCATTATATATTTTTCTTAAACTATTTGTTCTAAATACAAAATTTCTTAAAGTATCAGAATTTGAATTTTGAAATAAATCTTTTAAGTTAGCTTCCATTGCAGCTTTACTTGTAAATTTATTTGTATTTTTAGCTAAGTAATTTTGAAATTCTTTTAAAGTTTTTATTTGTTCTTGTCTTGTACCTATTTGATTAGAACCAATAACTACTGGTCTGTTTTTTAATTTTTTAGGATCAATGTTTTCATTAACAACATCTTCTAGAACTGTGGAAGACGCATTTGCTTTTGCTGCATTTGAATTAGGTAAATATTTTGCAGTAAGTTTTCTTGTTCCCATTCCATCATAGTAATCATTCATTACATTACTTATGTTTGCTTCAAGAGCAATTCTGTCTGCTCCTTTAAATGGTTGTTTTGTTTCAGCTACTTTATCAAAAAACTTTTTACCTTTTTCATCTGTAATAATTCTTTGAATACTTCCATAAGTTATTTTTTTACCATTATTTAATTTTACGACTTGTGGATCTTCACCAATTTTTTGAACAGAAGTTTTACCTTCTTCGGCAAGTTTTATTATTCTATTAAATAATTTTGGATTTTTATTTTTAAATTTTTTTTGCTCTCCAAGTTTTGCACCACCTACATTACGTGCAGCTTGAACAGCATCTGTTGCTAGTTTACTTTCAGTAAAATTTTTAGCATTTGTTAATGTATCAAAAATAACAGTTTCAGTAGTTTTTCTTACAAACCCTGGAACTTTTTCTAACTCTGATAATGGAATATCTCTTGCCGCAACTTTATTTCTTACCGCATAACCACCAGGTTTGTTTGCGAACCGTCCTTCTAATTTTATTATTTTCATTATCCCCTCCCTAGAGCGGACTTAATCTTTCCAGTGATAAAGCAAAGTGGTTCGAGAACTTTTCTGTATGCTCGACCTAATAAGTGAGTCTTGCCTTTCATTTCTTGTTTAAGATCATAAGTTCTATGTCTTGCAATGTGTTCTAAAATTTTCTTAACTACTTTATTAAGTTTGCCTTCGCCTTTTGCAAATTTAACTAATGGTAAAAAGATTGTGTGATAACCTACTTCGTATTCTTTTGGTAAATCTCTTGAATGTTTCAACCAAATTTTATTTCTAAAGTTTCCAAATCCATAAGACTCGTTCATCATTGTGCAAACAACTTTACCACCACTTGTTGAACCACCACTACCAGCACCTTTAGCTGTGTATGTTCCAGGTTTAGATCCACCTGTCGTAAGTTTATTTAAATTTTTTTGTGAATAAGATTTGCCTGCAGCTTTTCTAGCTAACATATTTTCTACACGTCTGTCATTTCTTCTCTGTTCACGCGCAGCCTCATATTGTCTTTGAGTTCTAGTTGTGCCATCAGGATTAACTCCTCTCATTTTTCTATTTAAAGATCCAAGACCAGAGCTTACTCTATCTCTAACATTACCCGCCATTCGACCAATTTTATCTCGATTAGCAATCATACCTAAACCTTTAACAACATTAGATCCTGATAATAATCCTGCAAGACTTAAAACTGATCCAAGATCTAATCCTGATTTAGGAGCTTCATAAAAGTCTGCTTTCTCTAAAGCCATTTGTCTTCCTAATACATCTCCTACTGGTACTGCTTGACCACCGATCATTTCAACAGCTGGTCCAGTCATTCCTCTGCCTCTATCTGGTATACCACCAACGAGACCCATCTCTTCAGATACAACTCTAGAATCACCTAAAGGATTACCTCTATCAATTAAATCTTCGTTAACACCAAAAGGATCTACACCGAATACATTTACTGATCCTGGATTTAATGCTGGATCACCTATTGTGTTAATATCAAATACACTCGGAGCTTGGCCGATTGTTACATCTTGTGGAACACTTGTTCCTAAAAAATCTTCAATGTCCATTGGTTCAGTTGTACCTACAGGACTAACTGCATCTTGACTAATATCTACATCATCAAAATATCCAAAACCACCTTGAGCTCTTGCAGCTTCTTTCATAGCTTCGTATTCTTCAGGAGTATTAGTTGCTCTTGCAATCGCATCGACACCCATTCCTATTCCTTGACCAGCAAGTGCTGCTAAACCAAAAGGACCACCTACTGCTCTCATTGCTAAACTACTACTAGGAGGAGCTCCTAATCCTGCAACAGTTGCACCTGACATAAGACGTTGTGCTGTTGGGCCTGTGTAAGTTGTTCCAACTTTACTAGCAAGATTCATTCCTTTAGTTGCAGCTTTAGGACTTTGAATAACTTCACTACCTATTGTTTTCATATTAAGATTAGCTGAAGGAATTGATAATGCACTTGTTGGTGTAACCATTCTAACTGGACTACCATAACTAGATGCAAAAGCTGCATTAGGAGAAGAGAATACTTGTCCTGGTGCAATACTCATTAGACCACCAGGTTTAAATCCTTGATTCATAATCTGTTGAGCAAATGGTGATCCGTGATAAGTAAATCTTACAGCCATTATACCATTCCTCCGTACTCGAACCGCGGTTTAGGTTTTTGTGTTAGTTTTAAAATTTCATCGACGTATTTGTCCCAAAATCTTGTGCTATAAAAAAAATCTATTTCATCGTTATCCACAGCATCTCCTATTTCGTCACTAATTTTATTAACCAAACCTTTAAGATCATTTCTTAAAGGACTTGTAGAGTCTCTTCTTAATTCTCTAACAGACGATAAAAGTTCTTCTGCTTTTTCTTCTGGCATACCTTTAGCAATTAAATCTTCTTCAATTGAATTTATAATTTTAGATGCTTCAGCGTCTAAAAATTCACCATAAGAATCATAACCCATTGGCCCACCACCAAACTCATCACCTTGAAAGTATCGCGGTCCTCGGTCCGCTTTCATTTCATCTAACTCTGATAAAACTTCTTGTTTAAGTTTTGTATCCGCATCCATATCATTAGCTCGCGCTATGCTAGTCGCGGCTCGTTTGCCTTCTGAAATATCTCCAGTTGTTCTTGCAATCTCTTTTATTTGTTTATTACTGATTCCTTCACCTCTCATCTTTCTTACAAACTCAGCATACTCTTCTCTGTCTCTTTTATTTTTGTATCTACTAAAGTCTATTGATTTTTCATTCGCCCCCATATCATCAAAGTAAACTGGAGACTCAATAGGTCTACCCTCTTCAGTGTATCCTAAATATCTTTTTGGTTTTAAAGTAGTTGGTTTTTGAGCTTGAACTTTTAAAAAATCTTGTAACTGAGAATCATCGACACTTCTTAAAAGCATACTTATGTCTGCTTGATCTAAATTTTTATATATACCTTGACGGTTAATAATTTCTTTTACCATTTTAGATTTTTCAGCAGGTGATGCTTCTTGTAATTTTTTTAATTCATCAGCAACAGTTTTTCTGTAACTTGCTTCTATACGTGCTACAAAATTATCATAATCAAAAGGTTTTTGATCAACAGTAGTTACTTTATCGTCAACTAAATCTTTCCAATTCATTTCTTCTATGTCTACATCTTCTCCTTTAGTGCCTGTTGATTTAGGTCTGCCACCCATAGGCATAATAGTTTCACGTGGGTCCACACCTTCAAGAGTTCTAACGTTGCTTGGAGCAATTTTATTAATTTCTTCTAAAGCAATAGCTTTTTGTGAATCATCCATAAAATCTCCGGTAGATTTAAAATACTCAGCTGAAACGTCCATAAAGTTTGCAGCTCCTGTTTTGATTTGATCTCGGAGTTTTAATATTGTTTGTAATAATATCTTAGTCGACATTAGTAATACGTTCTCTCTGTTCGTGGTAGTACGTCGTCCTTATAATCTTCAGGGTGAGATACAAACCCGCCCTGTC